GGCTAGAAGAACATCGCGCCCCACCAGACGCGGCCGATGATGCTGATCTCTTGGTCCTGGATGTCCTCCAGGCTGTAATCCTCGTCAGCGTACTCTTCCCGGTTGTAGCTGCGTAGGCGTATCCCGCCGCCAGGAAGGCGATAAAGCTGCTTCACCCGAAGCTGGCCGGCGTGGCTCAGCGCGTACAGCTTGCCATCGATAATGTTGGTCGAGCCCCGGTCCACGCTCACTGTCGAGCCGTGGGGCAGTCTAGGCTCCATGCTGTTGCCGCTGATGACTACGCAGACAGCGTTGTCCGCCTGCACATTGTGCCGCCGCAAGGTCTGCCGACCAAACCTCAGCTTCAAATCGCTGCTTTCCTGAATCACTGTCCTACCACTTCCCGCTGCTAGTTCAACTTCCCGGAGGAAGGGGACCTCTACTTCATCGTCGCTCAGCGGTGTTTCGTCGTCCCAAACGGACGCGTTCACAAGCACTTGCTCTGCGGTTGCAGGTTGCGCGGTAGGTAGAGAGCCAATTAGGCGTGCAAGGCGGGGGCTCACCTCTTCAGGACTGAATTTCAGAACCCTTGAGAGGCGTAATAGTGCTTCGAGATTCAGCGGTATACGGCCAGTTGTGAACTGGCTGACTGCGCTTTGTCCGCTCCACCCGCACTCCTCAGCGACATCAGCCTGAGTCAGCTTTCGTCCTGCGGACTTAGCTGCTGCTTTTCTGGCGTCAAAAATCGCTTTCAGGCGCAGGTTCTCAGCGCGCTCTTCTTCGGTCAATGGGCGTCGGTCGTTCATGGCGTGAACTTTAGTAGCAGGGCTTATACGACTGCAAACACCGCTGATGGTTTCTTCTTGCTGATTAAAAATAGCGCTGCTACTATCACTGCACGAGACTCTAAGTAGGTCATCCATGAAAAAGCTCTCTCTCTCCCAGTATCTCGAGTCACACGGAACCCAAACCGAGCTTGCTGAAGCCCTGGGCATCCAGCAGAGCGCCGTGTCTCAGATGGCCCGCTCGGGCCGCAACATCGAAATCACCATCCATGCAGACGGCCGCATTGAAGCGAACGAGATCCGTCCCGTTCCCGCTCGGCCCAAGAAGCACGCTGCCTAGTACCTGATTCATTGCGACATCCATGTCCGTGGTTTCCATGGTTCACATCTTAGACCCGGATATCAGGACAGGTAATAAAAGCGGAGAGGGTGTTGGTTTATCCAGTGCCTGCAGTTGGTCCCGGTACATCGGCCAGTGATGTTTGAAGCGCCTTCTCCAAGCAGGCGCACCGGAATGGAGTGATGCCCTAAGCATCGGGTTGGCGTTTGACGGTGAAACGAACGCTTGGCGTCAGCCCTGACAGGACAAGCCGGCAAAAGGCTCCCAAGGCCGGCAGGAGGGGGAAGCGGGTGATGTGGCTATCACCAGTGGGCAGCTCCGGGATGCGTCGTCGCTGACGTGAATCCTGCCCAAGTGACAGCGAGCGATTCGACTGTTGCCAGCAACGCCGACGAGACAGGCGCACTGCTGAAAGCTCCATACCCGCTCAGGTGGGTATGGGGAAGATGTGCCCCGAACAGCACCCCAGCCAAGGGTGAGTAAGTACCAGAGCACGGTGTAACGCACACGCGAGGCACCACACAGAGCACTCCCCTGGACGGGCCTTGGGAGGCTGGAAACAAAAACGCCCCACAGCGGCTAGGCAAGCGGGGCGTTACTCAGAAACGAGCGAGGAAATTATACATGCAACAGCTCAGAGACTACCAGCAGCAAGCCCTTGACGAACTTCGTCGCGGTATCGCTGCCGGTCATAAAACTCAGGTTCTGATGGCCCCAACTGGTGCCGGCAAGACCACCATTGCTTCGGCGATGAAGCAGGGCGCCACGCTCAAGGGTAAGCGGGCCTTCTTCGTTGTCGATTCGCTTGAGCTTGTCGAGCAAGCGGTTGCCCGCTTCGAGGCTGACGGTCTGGAGGTTGGCGTTATTCAGGGGCAGCACGAGCTGACCAACTACGCCAAGCCCGTTCAGGTTTGCACGATCCAGACGCTGCGCGCCCGCTGGGATCGCATCTGCGCCGCATTCCGGCCTGATCTGCTGGTCATCGATGAATGCCACGTTCTGCACAAGGATCACGTTCGCATCATCGAGGCGTGCGTGAAAGAGGGCGTTCCGGTAATCGGGTTGTCTGCTACTCCGTTCCGGAAGGGCATGGGCCTGGTGTTTGACCGCCTGGTCGTGACCGCCACCCTGCGCAGCCTCACCGAGCAGGGCTATCTGGTGCCTGCCCTGTGCTACGCGCCTAGCGTTCCCGATCTGACGGGCGTGAAAAGCAACGGCGGCGATTGGGTGGAGGACGCGCTGGCCGAGGTGATGGGCGACGCCAAACTGATCGGCGACGTGGTTGAGAACTGGTGCCGGCTCGCAGAAGGGCGCCAGACCATCGTGTTCGGTTGCAACGTCGCACACAGCCGCGAGCTGGCCCGCCAATTCTCCCTGGCTGGGGTAAGGGCAGCGCACGTTGATGGGTACACCGACATTGCCGAGCGCACACAGATCATCGACGCCTTCCGCGCCGGCCGCATTCGCGTTCTCTGCAACGTTGCGGTGCTGACCAAGGGCTTTGATGCGCCTGAAACCGCTTGCGTCGTCCTGGCTCGACCCACGAAGTCACTGATGATGCATTACCAGATGATGGGCCGTGGCCTGCGCACCGCTGCCGGCAAAACCGACTGCATCATTATCGACCACGCGGGCAACTGCCTGCGCAACGGTCTGCCGACCGATGATCTTCCTGCAGAGCTGGATCAAGGCAAGGGCGACAACCCCGACCGCAAGAAGCGCGACAAGGTGAAGGCCGAGCGCGAACCGCGCCCGTGCGGCAAATGCGGCTATGTGTTCTCGACCAGCCGTTGCCCCGCGTGCGGTCACCAGCCGCTCCCGCATCAGGACGTTGAGTGGGTTGACGGCAAGCTGGTTCCGCTCGGTGAAGTCGCCAAGCGCAAGACCTTCACGACCGATCAGCGCCGCGAAGTCTATGCACAGCTCCTATGGTACGCGCGCAGCACTGGCAAGAAGGACGGTTGGGCCTATTACAAGTGCCAGGAGTACACCGGGCACGCCCCGCGCGACAAGAAAGGAGTTACCCCGATCCGGCCGTCCCAGGAGGTCATGGGCTGGATCAAGCATAAGAACATCGCCTTCGCCAAGCGCCGCGAATCGCAGAGGGCTGCAGCATGAGAACTGCCGACCTGATGCGTGGCCGCTGGCACGACGCCCTCAAGTACGCCGGCATGACCGACCGGGAACTGTCCGGCAAGCATTGCCCATGCCCTATGTGCGGCGGCAAAGATCGCTTTCGCTTCGATGACAAGGACGGCACCGGCTCTTACTTCTGTGCCGGCTGCGGAGCTGGCGACGGGATGAAGCTGATGATGCGCCTGACTGGACGGGATTTCCGGGAGGTTGCTGCGGAGCTGGATAAGGCATACGGCAACTACAGCGTCCAGCAGCCCGAGCGCCGCGACACAGGCGAACTCCTGCGCCGCATCGGTGCCGGCCTGTTGCCTGTCGGCGATATCAGCCCTGTCGTGACGTACCTGCGCAGCCGGGCTATCCGCCGAATCCCCCGCGAGTTCCTGCGCTATCACCCTGCGGCCTGGCACTCGCAAGAGCGCCGGACCCTACCGGCCATGGTTGCCGCTCTGCGTGACGTAGACGGCAAGTGTCACGGCTACCACATGACCTACCTGAGCGAGCGCGGCGAGAAAGCCCGCATTGACGCACCGCGCCTGTACTCGCCAGGCCAGACGGGTGAATGCGTTATCCGCCTTACTGCCGTCGAGAGCCATATCGGCCTGGCTGAAGGTATCGAAACCGCCCTCAGTGTTACCGAGCTGTTTGGCATTCCCTGCTGGGCTACCGGGGATGCAGGCCGCATGGAGCGCTTCAAGGTTCCGGTAGGCGTCGAGCGCGTGACGGTCTTCGCGGATGTTGACCAGAACTACACCGGAGAGGCCGCCGCCTTTGCGCTGGCAAAGCGCCTCTCGCTCCAGGGCATCGCCTGCGACGTGCGCCACGACTGCCCGCGGGGCACTGACTACAACGATTTGCTGCTGCGCGGAATCAGGGAGACCGCATGAATCACATCAACTCGATCGGCAATGACCATCGCGTCGTCTGTGCTGACGGAAGCACCCAGCGCGGCGTAGGAGCACGGAAATGAGTGAAGACAAGCGCAACAAACTGACCAAGGCCATCTCTTCGATGCTGCTCCCGCTACTGATCGGGCTCTTCGGTGCGAATCTGCTGATCCAGCTCATCGATCGCTTCAGCAACAACGACACCGCGTGGAGCTTCTACTCGGAAACAACCGACCTTACTTGCACCGTGGCGCGCAGCCGTGGCCAAGAGGTTATGGCGTGTCTGCCAGGTGACCATCGGGTAGAGGAGGCCTCCAAGTGACCGACTACATGGAAATCACCGAAGCCTTCCACCAGGCCCGCACAGCCCCCGACGTAACAGATCGCGCTACAGGCCTAGAGGAAGCGGATCGTATCGGTGGCGTGGCGCTGGTACAGGCCAGGCTGCAGGGCGATGGCCGTCCGGACTGCCTGGATTGTGGTGAGGACATCCTCCCAGCTCGCCGCCAGGCCGTGAAGAACGCCGTGCGCTGCAAGGAATGCCAGGACGACCACGACAAGCGGGAGGCGCGCCGCCATGGCTGATTCCCGAATGACTGCACGCGAACGCGCATATGTCCGGCGCCTGGAGCTGGAGAATGCCCAGCTGCGCGCGCAGAACGACAAGCACATCGATATCTACCGTGAGCAGACCGTCGAGCTTATCGAACTGCGGGCGAAGCTGGACCTGCTGCGGGAGGTGGCCAATGGGTGAAGTAATCCATAAGCCTCGCCACTTCTGGACCGCTGGCCGCAACCGTGTCCGCGACGTGTTCAAGCTGGCCTACCTGTTCGCCTTCGAGCTGTCCGCTGAATCGGCCGTCGAGATCATCGTGCGCCCTGTCAAGAGCCGCCGCACGCTGCAGCAGAACGCAAAGCTCTGGTCGATGCTGGCCGACATAGCCCGTCAGGTCGAATGGCCCGTAAACGGCGTTATGCAGCGCCTGGACGCCGAAGACTGGAAAGCCCTGATGACCGCCGCGTGCCGGCAAGAAGTTCGGATGGCTGCCGGCATTGGCGGGGGCGTCGTGATGCTTGGCGTATCGACCCGGCGCATGACGGTAGCCGAGATGGGCGACCTGATCGAGTTCATGTACAGCTTCGGCGCCGAGCGTGGCGTGGAGTGGCGCGAACCCAAGGAAGAGATGCCCGAGCAGTGGGAGGCCGCGGCATGACCAAGGCCGAGAAAGCCCACCTGTCCCGCGTAGCCGCCCTGGGCTGCATTGCCTGCTACCTGCAGGGTACGCCCGGAACGCCAGCCGAGATACATCACCCGCGCGCCGGTCGCGGCAAGGGGCAGCGCGCAAGCCACATGGACGGCATACCGCTCTGCCCAATGCATCACCGTGGCACCGCACACCCGGCCGTCCCAAGTATCCACCTGGCAAAGCTGGCCTTCATCGAGCGCTTCGGCACCGAGGAGAAGTTGTTGCAGTTGGTGCAGCAGCTAATCGATGGGAGCGCTGCCGCATGACCGACTCCCCACTAGGCCGCGCCTGCCCTGACTGCGGCGAGCCCATGAGCAATATGCCAAGCCTGAACGCCCGCCAATGCGCCACCGGATGCAAAGAGACATTCGCGTGGAACCTGGCGCCCGGCCAGATACCACTGATCGCAAACAACAGAGCCACAAGGAAGCCGCAATGAAAGCCCATCAGATCCTAGAAGCGGGCCTCGGCCACATGAAGGACCGCTCTGCCACCTACGACAAGCCAGCAGGCGAGCGGAGCATGGGCGCAACGGTTGACGCCTTCCGCGCAATCACTGGCCACGACCTGACCGAAGAACAGGGCTGGCTCTTCATGGGGCTGCTCAAGATGGTTCGCAGCCAGCAAGGCGGGTTCCGCGCTGACAACTACGAAGACCTTGCCGCATATGCCGGGCTCCAGGGTGAGGCCGCATGGGCTGAGCGCACGAATCAGGACTTCGGCCAGCAGAACACCATCGACTGCCGCACTCCCGAAGAGAAGGCGGAGATCGCATGAAGATCTCGCGCATCGATGTGATTGGACAGAACGGAAACGATGGGGCGGCCTATGACGGGTTCGGGGCGGAATGGCTCGCACAATCTGGCCTGCTTGACGATGACGGAGCGGCAGCTGATCGACGCGGACAAAACGGCCTGCCTGATCCGGTGGAAGGTGCGCGACCTCAAGGGGCCGGAGAAGCAGAGGCAGGGCAACGTACTGCTGGCAGCTGTTCCGGAGAGTGCGCGACCTGCCGTTGTGGCGGCGCTGAAGGCGAGGGCAGGTAAATGATCATCGGAATCGACCCTGGCTGCACTGGCGCCATCGTAGTGATGACCGAGAGCCGCAACTACGTGGCTCACCTCAACATGCCGACCATCAAGGTAGGCACGAAGAGTCGCGTGAACGGCGCCGCGGTGGCTGCATTCCTGCGGGAGACGATCGGCGAGTTCACCGCTCACGCCTATCTTGAGGCGGTTGGCGCCATGCCGGGCCAGGGCGTTTCCTCGATGTTCACCTTTGGCCATGCCGCTGGCGTGGTCGAGGGCATCCTTCAAGGAGCGTGCATCCCTTACACATTGGTCACCCCGCAATCATGGAAGAAAAGAGCGGGCCTCATTGGGGTCGACAAGGATGCTGCACGCTCCCGCGCAATCCAGCTCTACCCGGACCTCCGCATTCTCGACCTGAAAGGGAAGGGGCAAGCGGTGGCCGACGCCATTTTGATCGCCCGGTTTGGGGCTAAAGGGGAGGCAGCCTGATGGCCGCACGCAAAGCGACAGACGACGAAATCAAGGCCGCGCTGACTGGCCGCACTGTGGCAGAGGCTGCGCAGATCCTTGGGCTGCACGAGCGCAACGTCTACACCCACAAGGCGCGCCTGGCTCGCCAAGGGTGGAGCCCGGAGCACGACATGACCAAGAGCGTGCCCGATGGCTTCCGCCTGAAGGGTACGTCCACCCTGTACGACGAAGACGGCAAGCCGAAACTCCAGTGGGTCAAGACCACGATCGACCAAGAGCGCCAGGCTGAGCTGATCCGTGAAGCGTGCCAGGCAATGTCCGAAGATCTGCCGCAGGTGGAGCCGCGCAAGGCCGGCAATAGCTACCTGGCTCACCTGCTGGCCGCTTACCCGATCGGCGACGCCCATATCGGGATGCGCGCATGGGGAGAGGAAACGCAGGGCAGCGACTGGGATCTGGCCATTGCTGAGCGCGTCCAGTGTGGCGCCATGGCTGCACTCGTCGATATGGCGCCGGCCTGCGAACAAGCGCTGATCATCAACTGCGGCGACTGGTTCCATGCCGACAACATGGAGGGCACCACGAGCCGGTCCGGCCACATCCTGGACGTCGACGGTCGCTACGCGAAGATGATCCGCGTTGGCGTCAAGGTAATGAGGCAGTGCATCGAGTCTGCCCTGATGAAGCACGCCCGGGTGCGCGTCTGCAACGTCATCGGCAACCACGACGACACCGGGGCCATCTGGCTGAGCATCGCCCTGAGCCACATCTACGCCAACGAGCCCCGCGTCCAGATAGACACCTCGCCTGCGCCGTTCATGTACCACGAGCACGGAAAGGTCCTTATCGGGATGCACCACGGCCACTCCTGCAAGCCTGACCGCCTCCCCGGCGTAATGGCGACCGATCAGGCGCAGGCATGGGGTCGCACCGAGTTCCGCTACTGGTACATCGGCCACGTCCACCACCAGAGCGTCAAGGAGTACAGCGGCGTCACCGTCGAGTCCTTCAACACCCTGACCGCCAAGGACGCCTACTCCGCATGGGGCGGCTACCGGGCTCAGCAGAACATGAAGTGCATCATCCATCACGCGGAGTTCGGCGAGGTCGGCCGGCATACGGTGAATCCGAACATGCTCAAGGGGGAAGCAGCATGACCTATCGCAACGTGATTTCCGCCGTCGTGCGCGCCCTGGCGTCGGAGGTGATTAACTCGGCTGGTGGGTGTGATTTTGAGCCAAAGGTGCAGGCTGCCCGAGTGCCCGGCGCCATCTGCGGCAAGGAGGAAGCATTCCTGACGGACTGCTGGGTATTCTCCCGCCTGCACACGATGTTGAGCCCTGAGCACTGGCGCGCATTGGTAGCGCAGTATTCGACGCACGCCGACCGCAAGCGCATTGCCATCGCTGAGTTGGTCGGCACGATCCAATCCCCGGCGCCGGTTCGGTTCATCAACTGCTGTGTTGTCACCTGGGCGTACCCGAAGTTGCCAGGAGCAGAGGGCAAGCGGTCAACCAATGTGCTGCCGGCCGGGTGGTACAACATGGACAACTGGAGCGATGACCCGGTGCCTGTGAAAACGCAAGAGCGCTGGCGTCGTGACATCCGCAAGGCGCTGAAGCAGGCCGTTGACCAGGCGCTGATCGAGGCGCACGAGATCCTGGCTGCTGAGGGATTGGTGGCAGGCGAGGCGGCGTGAAAATAATCTGCGAAAGGGTGTTGCGTTAGTTAACTAACTCTGTATACTAGCACCCATGGAAGCCAAACAGCCTCCACTGCATCCCCGGCAGTTTCCGGGTGAGGATTCAAACATGCGCACATTCAATGCACGTATCTACTCAGGCAAGGACGTTGTCGAGATCCGCGAGAATCTGTCAGCTAGCCAAGTCTGCGATTTTGCCCGCGAGGTTTCAGGGCGTGGCGTCGAAAAGAACACTTCGCTGCTGATTGAACAGCTCTGGAACGGCGAGAACGAGCAGCAGTATCTAGACCGCGAAATTCCAGGCGCAGTAGCAAGCGGGTTCGTATTTCGCGCCAATCATCTGCGTGCCGACTCGGTTGAAGATCGTTGCCAGGATTTCTCTGACGTGTTTGGTTGTGCGCAATGAGCGTCGGCACCCTGACACTGGTACAGGCCGCGATGTTCGCGGCCCTTGGCCAGCAAACAAAACTCAGCCGGTCCGGACACAGTATCGTGTTTGTAGAGCCTCAATACGGCCGGCATGACCTGTCCGATGATGAGGATCGCGCTGCAGCGCAAGCACGCAGCGCTGGGCTGGACATCGATTCCGTAACGCCTGAACAGGTCGAGGCATACCAGTCGTGGTACACCGCCATGTATGAGGCGCGCAGGATTGGCGAGGCGCGGATTCAGATCACTGCCCCCTACGTCATGCAGCACAGGAATGAGTTAGTTCCAGCAAATGGCGTTCGCCTGATCGATGGCTGGGGTTGCGTGGTTAGTTCGCGCGCTGTGCGTATGGAGATGTATTTAGACCCCGCCAGTAAGAATCGCATTGGCGAGCTAGGAGCGTACTGCCACCGCCCCGATTACGCAAAAATTACGGATCGCGTAAAGAAAATTCTTGCGAAACATCCTGAGTTCGAAAGTGCACGCATTCAAGACAATAACCATAGAGGCCGCAAGTGAACGAGAAGGAATTCAAGCAGCTGATGCTAGAGGCTAAACGAATCGGCGGCGATTACGGCGCGGGCTTTCAGCGCGGATTGCGTCGTCACTACCACGGCGAGCAGTTCGGCACTGCGGCCGAGCATGAGACGTGGATGGCCTTGAGCGGACATCGCCAGGAACAAGGCGACGGCTACCGTGACGGGTTCGCTGGATTGAAACCGAATGCAAGCTGGTCGCCGAAAACCACGGCTGAGCGTGTAGCTGAGCACGATGCCAGGCTGGTCAGCAATGGGGGGCGCAAGCTCAGCGGGATTCGTCTCACGCCAGATGCTGCTGCTGCGCTAGCTGATCTGGAGGCGGCCGGAGAGTCTGCCACCGCAGCGATAAACAGGCTGCTCACGGAAAGCCTAGCGTCATGCAAAGGTAGTTGACACGAATGAGCTAGTGAGCCATTCTATGCCTATCTTGGTCATTTCACGCGTTGAGATGGCCGAGAGCAGGTGAATGCCCGGGCTGACGGGCTAAGCGGTACATAAGTCGAGTTGGAAAGCGCGCCAACACGCGGGGTTTCCGGCATAAACCAGACCGGCACCAGTCGACCCAAGCAGGAGATCAGCGCCTGACACCTGCACCAATTCAAGAAACCGACCGCTGTGTCGGTTTTTTTATGCCGATTCGAAAGCCAATACGCGCTTCAGTCGGCAATCAAATACCAGTTTCGGGCGCTAAAGGCCGTTTGAATGGCTCGCCACCATGCGCCCAACCCTATCCCCGGCCTGCTTGCGATCGGCTACGCGCCACACGCAGCACACTGCGCGACCTGATAACAGGTATCGCCCCGTAGACGTGCGGGGAATCGGGATCTACATCTTTCGGCCTCGCCTTGTGCGGGGCTTTCTTCGTTCTGGAGTCATGAATGACCGATCAAGCGATTCGCATGGCACCAAGCCACCCGGATGTGCCGCGCCCGAGTGACGCCGAGCTGGCCGAGATGGCGAGACAGCTTTGCCAAGCCATCGAAGTGTGTGGGGCAAGCCCTGAGCTGACCCGCGCAGTGACAATGGCGAGCGACCTCGCAACGTATTTAAGCAAGCCGCGTTTGGCTTGAACCCTCTTCCGGCCCCATGCCTGCCTCCTTGCCCCGAGCGGATCGCACGCGCATGTGAGGCCGGACTAATCAAACCGCGAGAAGCCTCATGACCCAATCAACCCACGACATCGCAGTTGAGGCTGTGAAGGCTGCTCCTCCGGTAGCTGTAACAGGATCGATCCTTGCCGGCATGAGCCCGGCCGACTGGATCACTGTGCTGACCATCATCTACCTCGCGCTGCAGATCGGCTTGCTGATCCCCAAGTACTGGGACCGGTTTGTCGAGTGGCGCACTGGGAGGTGACATGAACCTGATCCCCGAATGGCGCAAGTGCTGGCGTCTCACCAGTGTTCAGCTCGCCATCCTAACCGCAGTGCTCAACGCAGCAGCCGGTGCATGGGTAGCGTTCGAGGGCCACATCAGCCCCGTCGCATGGGCCAGCGTGAACATGGTCCTCGGCGTGGCAATGGCTATCGCCCGTGTGGTGTCGCAGCCGAAGGTGACTGGCAATGAACAGTAAGGAAACGATCTGATGCTTGGCTACGTGACAGAGAAAGCTGCAAAGGCATTTGGTTGCTCGCACCACGGCAGCTATTACGGCATTCCGCTGTGGATGGGTGACATCGATTCCGAGGCGCCCATGGTATTCGCCAAGTGGGCGCCGCTCGACTTCGTGATCCCGGTGTTCAGCGTTATCGAAGGCCTACTGTGGCCGCTCGTGCATGGGCGCGATACCGAGCCGATGTTCATGTTCAAGGTGAAACAGGCCATCGCATGAGACGCCTCCACGCCATCCTCCTCATCATCTGGCTAGGCATCTGCATCGCCTGCCTCTGTGCAGGGGAAATGGGGAGAGCGGCTAGACGGTGGTGGAGGAAGAGGCATGGCATGCGCCGGATGTAAGGCACGACGAGAGCGCATGGCCAAGTGGGCGCGCATTGGATGGGAGAGATTTCGTGGAATCGTTACTGACCCAGCTACTGGAAGAGCAGCGCAAGACGAACCAGCTGCTACTGATGCTGATCGAGGCGATGGGACAGGAAGACGCTGATCCAGATGACGTGCCCGCCACCTACATGGATGGCACGAGGGTTAGCTGATGGCACTGCGGCCGATGAAACCTTGCTGCGCCCCAGGTTGCGGCGCGCTAGTTCGTGGCGCCAGGTACTGCCAGGCGCATGAGCATCTTGCCGAGGCGTGGGCTACCAGTAAGCGAGCAGAGCGTACAGGTTTGACTGGCAGGCCATGGCGACGACTGAGAGATAAGATCCTCAAGCGCGATAGCTATCTGTGTCAGTACTGCCTGCAGTCAACTGGTCGCGTGACAGTAGCAACCGAGGTTGACCATCGACTAGCCGTTGCTTTTGGTGGCGACGACAGCGAGAGCAATCTGGTTTCAACATGCGCCGATTGCCATGCTCAGAAGACTGCGAAAGAGTCTAGGAAAGCCAGAACAAGCTGAACGCTTGGGGTAGAATGAACGAGCCGGGCACTGCGTCAACAGTAGCCCGGCTCTAATCACCACCAGATCGTTCGAGGATCTAGGCAATGACTGAGCAAGATTCTACCTGCGTGTGCCAGGTTTGCGGAACCACTTATTCGCCAACGCTGAATAAGAACGGGAAGCCGAGGAAGGTCAAGCACTCGCTGTGCCGCGATCCTAAGTGCCGAAACATTCATCGGTACAGTGCCAGAAAAGGAACCGAAGATAGAGACCGGGCATCGAGAAGTCCGCGTCTTGACGGTAATGGTGCGCCAATCATGTGCAGCGTTTCTTGCTGTGATGCCTTTGCTAAGACCAGAGGCATGTGCGCTAAGCATTATGTGCGTGTGAAGAAGCATGGAAACCCTGACTTTACCACCAGAGGGTTGAGGGTTGAAAAGCCATGTATCGTATGTGGCGAGGTGATGAGGCTAAAGCCAGCCGAAGCCAAGACAAGAGTGGTGTGCTCGCTACACTGCGTGGGCATTTATGCAGGCATGATCAAAGGCCATATCCTTCATGCAAGCAAGAGCGCGAAAGATTCGTTTTATGGCGCAAGGCGGCGATCGCTCATCGCTGGCGGCTCTCGTGATGCAATTGACCCAATGGCTGTGTTCGAGCGGGATAAATGGAAGTGTCACCTGTGCGGCAGAAATACGAAGAAGAGCTTGCGAGGGACATTCGAACCGCTTGCGCCAGAGCTAGAGCATATCGTCGCGCTTTCCGATGGTGGCACACACACCTGGGGCAATGTTGCTTGCTCGTGCCGAAGCTGCAACCTCGGAAAAGGCGCCGCCTCGTTTGGTCAGCTCGGGCTCGGCTTCGCAGCTTGAGCGCCATCCCTTCCAACTCCGGGCAGGGGGGCAGTGTCAGTCTTCAGAGCAATCTCACCGGACACCGCATCGTCAGTCTTTTTTCCATCTCCGCAAAATAACGGTTTTCAAAAATGGCCAGACCACGCAAGCCGACGAACGTGCTTGAGCTGACTGGCGCGTTCAAGAAAGACCCGCAGCGCAGGCGGCAAGATGCCGAGCCGGCCGGCGATTTGTCAGCGCCACCGCCGCATATCAATGGGGCAGTCCTGCACGCCTGGAATGAGATTGCCAAGTACGCGCCGCGTGACGTTCTGACCGACTCTGACCGGTTGAGTATCGAGCTTGCGGCAAACCTGCTCGCACAGTTCCGCGCTGACCCGGTTGAATTTCCCGCCGCTCGGCTGGTTCGCCTTGAGGCGCTGCTCGGCAAATTCGGCATGACACCGGCTGACCGATCCAAGGTCGGCGGCAAGAAAGAGGCGCCAAAGGGCAACCCCTTCGCGGATCTCTAATGGCATCAAAACCTAAATATCCGCTGATGAAGCAGGCGGAGGATTACGCGCGCGCCGTAGTCGCCGGGAAAATCCTGGCTTGCAGATGGATAAAACTGCTCTGCCAGAAGCATCTGGACGACCTAGAGCTGCAGGCTGAAGACAGCTATCCGTACAAATTTGAGCCGGCAAAGGCTGAGAAGGTCGCAAAATTCCTGCAGCTACTGCCCCACACAAAGGGCAAATGGGCAGGCAAGCGCGATCTGATCAAGCTGGAGCCGTGGCAGTTGTTCTCTGTCTGTGTCCCGTTTGGGTGGCTTCGCAAGAAGGACGGAACTCGGCGGTACCGAACGATGCTGGTTTTCGTGCCTCGCAAGAACGGCAAGAGCATTATCGGCGGCGGCCTTGGCGTCTACATGTTTACCGCGGACGGAGAGTTCGGCGCAGAAGTCTATTCGGGCGCCACTACCGAGAAGCAGGCCTGGGAGGTATTCCGCCCAGCCAAACAGATGATCGAGCGCACCCCGGAGCTGCGCGAGCACTTCGGTGTCGAGGTCAACGCATCGAACATGGTTCGTCTGGAAGATGGCAGCCGCTTCGAGCCCGTCATCGGCAAGCCTGGTGATGGATCTTCGCCTTCCTGCGCAATTGTTGACGAATACCACGAACATCAAGATTCGACCCTGTTTGACACTATGGAAACCGGCATGGGCGCGCGCGAGCAGCCTGTGATGCTGGTTATCACGACTGCCGGCTCAAGCATTGGCGGCCCATGTCATCAGCTAGTGCGTGACTCCGAGCGGATGCTGGAGGGAGTTATTGATCGGCCCGACCTGTGGTCGGCGCTGTTCACTATCGATCAAGACGATGACTGGACAAGCGAAGAGGCGCTGCGCAAGGCAAACCCGAACTTCGGCATATCCATCAGCGAGGATTTCTTGCTGGCTCGCCAGCGTGACGCCATGCAGTCGGCGACCAAGCAGGCCACGTTCCGAACCAAGCATCTGAACGAGTGGGTCGGCGCAAAAAACGCCTGGCTCAACATGCTGCGCTGGAAAGAGGCGCCGCCGCGCAAGAGTCTCGCCGAACTAGAGGGGCGACCGTGCTTCATCGGGCTGGATCTCGCCAGCAAGATCGACGTGGCTGGCACTCTGCTTTTATTCCCTCCGCACGGAGATGACCCACACTGGCAAGTCCACGGGCGCTACTACCTGCCCGAGGCGCGCGTCATCGAGGAGCTCGACAGCAACACCGCCCGCTACCGCGAGTTCGATGCGCTCGGCCTGCTGACCCTGACCGATGGCGAGGTAATCGATTTCGAGGTCATTAAAGAGGATCTGCGCGAGTTCGCAGGACGCTTCGATCTTGAGGCGGTCGGCTATGACCCGTGGCAGGCCACTCAACTGGCTCAGGAAATGGAGCTGGAAGGTTTGCCGATGGTGGAGATCCGCCAGACGGTGCAGAACCTTTCGGAGCCGATGAAAGAGCTGGAGTCGCTAATCCTCCAGCGCAAGCTGGCGCACGGTGATTGCCCTGTCCTGACGTGGATGGCCTCCAACGTCGTCGCGAAGATGGACGTGAAGGACAACATCTACCCGAACAAAGAAAGGCCCGAGAACAAGATCGACGGCATCGTCGCCTTGATCATCGCGCTTGCGCGCGCAATAGCTGGAGAGCAGGCCAAGCCTGAATACCAGATGCTTTTTCTGTAGAACCCTCGACCCCGCCAGCGTGCGGGGTTTTCCTTTTCTGGAGTACCGAGAATGAACAGAGCCTATAGCGTTCTGTCGGTCAAGGCCGTGGATGATGAGCAGCGAGTGATTCGTGGCATCGCATCTACGCCGTCGCCTGACCGCATGGGCGATGTGGTCGAGCCATTGGGCGCCAAGTTCAAGACGCCTATGCCGCTGCTGTGGCAACACCAGCACGACAAGCCTGTCGGCCTGGTCGAGTTCGCGCAGCCGAACAAAGATGGAATCCCCTTTGAGGCGCGCCTTCCCGAGATCACCGAGCCGGGCGCGCTGAAGGATCGAGTTGATGAGGCATGGCAGTCAGTGAAAGCCGGCCTTGTGGCGGCGGTCTCGATAGGGTTCCAGGCTATTCCCGAGCAGGTCGAGCGGCTGAAGAGTGGCGGTCTGCGGTTCAAGGAATGGGAGTGGCTAGAGCTTTCCTTGGTGACGATCCCGGCGAACGCCGAGGCAACGATCACCGCAATCAAGTCGATTGACGCCGATTTGCGGGCCGCGTCAGGCCGCGAGCAAAAGAGCGAAAACCGACTGGAAAACCCTGCCGGCGCTTCGGCAAAACACGACAAATCAATCGCAACCCCGAAGCCCCAGGAGGGCCGACACATGCAAATTTCTGAGCAAATCAAATCCTTCGAGGCCTCGCGTGCTGCCAAGGCTGCCCGTCTCGAAGAAATCATGGCTAAGGCCGCCGAAGAGGGGCGCACCCTTGATGAGGTCGAGTCCGAGGAGTACGACGGCCTGCAGGCTGAGGTCAAATCGGTAGACGGCCATCTGGTCCGCCTGCGCGATCTGGAAAAATCCCAAGCATCCAAGGCGAAGCCGGTCGAGGCCGAGAAGGTCAACAGCTTCGCCAAGGGCGCAGAGTTCCGCGATAACGCCGTAATCCGCGTCGAGCGCAATCTGCCCAAGGGCACCGCCTTTACCCGTTACGCCATTGCACTGGCGCGCTCCAAAGGCAACCTGATGCAGGCCCAGGAGATCGCCAAGGGCTGGGAAGACTCCACCCCGGAAGTGGCTACCGTGCTGAAGGCGGCCGTCGCTGCTGGCACCACGACCGATCCGGCATGGGCTGGTCCGCTGGTCGAGTACCAGAACATGGCGTCCGAGTTCATCGAGCTGCTGCGCCCGCAGACCATCATCGGTCGTATCCAGGGCCTGCGTCGCGTGCCGTTCAACATCAAGATGCCTGGCCAGACCTCCGGTTCCAGCGTGAACTGGGTCGGCGAAGGTGCGCCTAAGCCGGTTTCCGCGCTGGCATTCGATACGACCACCCTGCGCTTCACCAAGGCCGCGGGTATCGTCGTGCTGACCGACGAACTGGTGCGCTTCAGTAACCCGAGTGCCGAGGCCATCGTTCAAGGCGACCTGATCGCCTCCATGACCCAGTTCCTGGATCGTGATTTCGTCGACCCGGCCAAGGCTGAAGTTGCCGACGTTTCCCCGGCGTCGATCACCAACGGCGTGACCCCGATTCAGGCCAGTGGCACCACCGCTGATGCCCTGAAGGCTGACGTTCGCGCGCTGTACGCCGCCTTCCTGGCCGAGAACATGACCCCGGCTGGCTCGGTATGGATCATGACCCCGACCATGGCCATGACCATCGGCATGATGCAGAACGCTCTGGGCCAGCCGGAGTTCCCTGGTATCGACATGAACGGCGGCACCTTCTTCGGTCTGCCGGTCGTCGTGTCCGAGAATATCCCGCGTCAGGCAGAGGTTGCTGGACCTCCTGCCATTCCGGCCGGTGAGCGGATCATCCTGGCTAAGGCGTCCGAAATTCTGCTCGCCGATGACGGCGGCGTAACCATCGATGTGAGCCGCGAGGCATCGCTGCAGATGGATAACGCTCCGGCCGCTGGCGCTCAGTCGCTGGTCAGCCTGTGGCAGAACAACATGGTTGCTCTGCGCGCTGAGCGCTTCATCAACTGGAAGCGCCGTCGCCTGCAGGCTGTGGGTTACATCAACAGCGCCAACTACGTGGCGTAAGACCAAGGGGCCGGGGAAACCCGGCCCTTTAGCCGGAGGCCGCAATGCGACTGACTGCGAAAAAAGAACTGAGGTACGCCGGGCGACAAGTTCTCGCCGGCAAAGAATTCGAGGCGACCGAAAAGGACGCCAAGATCCTGATTGCTATCAACCGCGCGTCTTTGGCGGTCGATCCTATGCCCGAGCCTCAGCCCGAGCAGAAAGAGGAAGCGCCTAAAAAGCGCGCCTACAAACGCCGCGACATGACGGCAGAGTAAACCGGGAGCCGCGATGAAATTTCCACTATTTGGCCGCAAGCGGGAAAACAAAGACCTGCGCCCGGCCGACAATCGCGGCAGCTGGCTAGGAATTATCCGCGAGTCGTTCGCTGGTGCTTGGCAGCAGAACGTCGAGGTCAAAACCGATACGGTACTGGCCTTTTCGACGGTATTCGCCTGCATCACGCTGATCGCCTCGGACATTGCAAAGATGCGCGTTCGCCTGGTTAAGCTGGCCGAAAGTGGCATCTGGGTGGAGGCAGAAAGCGGGGCATTTTCTCCCGTGCTGCGTCGCCCCAATCATTTCCAGAACCGCATCCAGTTCTATGAGGGCTGGGTGACCTCGAAGCTGACTCACGGAAACACGTATGCGCTAAAGGTGCGTGACGCGCGAGGCGTGGTGACTCGGCTCTATATTCTCGACCCTCGCCGCGTAACGCCTCTGGTTTCCGATGAAGGCGACGTGTTCTACCAGCTGAAGGTCGACAGCTTGTCGGGGGTGACTGAGGATGTGATTGTCCCGGCGCGCGAGATCATTCACGACCGGATGAATTGCCTCTTCCATCCCCTGGTTGGTATCTCACCGATTTACGCATGCGGGCTTGCTGCGATGCAGGGGAGTGCGATCCAGAACAACTCGACGCACTTCTTTCAGAACGGCAGCAAGCCGGGCGGTGTGCTGACTGCGCCCGGGGCGATCAGTGATGATACAGCCAAGCGCCTGAAGGCCCACTGGGACGCAAATTACAGTGGAGAGAACTCGGGCAAGGTCGCCGTCCTCGGCGATGGCCTGAAATACGAAGCGATGGCCATGACGGCCACTGATTCTCAGCTGGTTGAGCAGCTGCGCTGGTCTGCGGAGACCGTCTGCTCGGTTTTCCATGTGCCGGCTTACAAGGTTGGCGTCGCGACTCCGACCTATAACAACGCCGAAATTCTCAACCAGATCTATTACTCCGACTGCCTGCAATCGTTGGTCGAGGCCATCGAGCTTTGCCTTGATGAAGGCCTTGAGCTGCCCGCGCCCTACGGCACTGATTTCGACCTAGCCTCACTGCTGCGGATGGATACGGCCGCGCTGTACAAATCGAACAACGACGCGGTTGGCGGCGGATGGATGGCCCCTAATGAGGCCAGGCGCCGCGTAGACCTCCCCCCGGTAGAGGGCGGCGACTCGCCGCTGATCCAGCAGCAGAACTACTCACTGGCAGCGCTGGCCAAGCGCGACGCGCAGGCTGATCCGTTCAATGAGCCGCAGCCAGAAGCGCAGACCGAACCAGATGACGACGAAATCGAAGATCAGGCGCGTCTGTTTGCCCTGCTCATGCAAAAGGAGCTGACCATTGAACATCCGAGCGCTTGAGGCGCAGGCGAGGGCCCTGGCGCCGGTACTGCGCGGGCTGATCGACAAAGCCGTGTCAGCATTGTCGTCCCGTATCGATGATGTGGAGCGCGCGCTAAGCGAGCTTCCCAGCATTGAAAATGCAGTGAAGGAGGCCGTTGCCAGCCTGCCGCCTGCAAAAGACGGGAAAGATGCAGAGGTCGACCTAGACCAGATCGTCCGCGAGGTCGTTGCGCGGGTTCCTGCACCGAAAGACGGAGCAGACGGCCAGCCAGGCAAGAGTCTGACGCCGGATGATATTCGGCCGCTCGTGGCGGAAGAGGTAGCCAAGGCCGTTGCGGCGATCCCGAAAGCCAAAGATGGCGAACCCGGTAGAGACGGCCGTGACGGTCAGCCTGGTATTCCGGGGCGTGACGGTGTGGACGGCAAAGACGGCTTGCCTGGCGCGCACGGGAAGGACGGCAAGGATGGTGCAGACGGACTCGGGTTCGATGACCTTAATATCGAGTATGACGGCGAGCGAACCATCAGCCTGGTATTCGCCCGCGGTGAAACCGTGAAGCGCTTTGATGTAGCGATGCCGGTCGTGATCGACAAAGGCGTCTACCGCCACGACGAGAAGCATCAGCGTGGCGATGCAGTGACATACGGAGGCAGCCTGTGGATCGCGCAAAAAGATGCACCAGGCGGAAAGCCAGGCGAGAGCGATGACTGGCGCCTAGCAGTCAAGAAGGGCCGAGACGGTCGAGACGGCCAGGCCGGCGAGCGAGGTGAGCGAGGTGCTGAAGGTCGGCCAGGGCGCGATCTGACCCAGCTCGGATTCGATGGGAGCAAAACCTGATGATGCTCGTTACGTTAGCCGAGGCCCGCGACCACCTGCGCAGTGATAGCGTGGACGATGATGCAGACCTCACCATCAAGATTCACGCGGCGAGCGGCTCAGTCATCAACTACCTGAAGGCCCCGGCGTTCATCGATGAAACTGGCGCGATTATTGAGTCTGCTGTTCCGTTCGAGGTTAAGGCCGCGACGCTTCTGCTGGTTGGCTACCTCTACAAGGACCGCGACGGAGACGAGGGCGGCGAGTATCAGCAGGGCTATCTGCCTAGACCGGTTACTGCACTGCTCTACCCGCTGCGCGACCCGGCGCTGGCCTAGGAGGCGACATGGCAATCGAAGCCGGAAAACTGCGCCACCGCATCACGATCCAGGCGCCAGGCCTGACGCAAGATCCGGTTACTGGCGAGATGCTGCCAGGCTGGACAGATTTTGCGTCCGTTTGGGCCTCGATTGAGCCTCTTTCCGCCCGCGACTTCATCGCAGCGCAGGCGAATCAGTCAGAAATCACGGCTCGAATCGTCATCCGCTACCGCGAAGGAATCCTGCCGACGATGCGAATTCTGCACCGCGGCAAGGTTTACGCGATCCACGGCGCGCTGCCGGACGCCGATTCAGGGCTCGAATACATTACTTTGCCGGTCTCAGAGGGCGTATCTGATGGAAGCTAGAAAACTCGTTGTCCGCCGTGACAAGCGCGGACAGCTCTGCCTGCATGATTTCGAGACCGGCCAGATGATTTCGGCGCAGGCCTCTCTCCAGATTGAGCAGCAGCCGAACGAGCCAACGATGATCACGGTTCGGTTCTTCGCTGACCCGAGAATGCGAGGATCAGTTCGCGTTGAGGCTGAAAAGGAAGGCCAAAGCGAGATCGTCGACATCTTTGTCAGCGACATCATGGCGAACGGCAATGGCTGACTCCGTCGAATTCAGCATAACGGGCCTGGACTCACTGCTTGGCAAGCTGGATTCGGTGACGGATGACGTCAAGCGCAAGGGTGGGCGCTACGCCCTGCGAAAAGCCGCACAAATCATCGTCGACAAGGCCAAGCAGAGCGCGCAGCGCATCGACGACGCTGAAACTGGCCGAACGATCGCAGACAACATCGCTATGCGCTGGAACGGGCGGCTGTTCAAGCGAACGGGCGACCTTGGGTTCCGTATCGGCGTCCTGACGGGCTCAATTCGCAACATGGAGCCTGGCAACCCAGACACCGGGCCGGGCGGCGCGACTCCGCACGCCATGCTGGTCGAGCTGGGCACTGAGAAGGCCCGCGCTCAGCCGTACCTTCGGCCTGCAGCCGAGAACAGCATCAACGAAGTTGTCGATGAGTTCGTGCGTCAGTACGAGAAGGCAGTCGATCGGGCCCTGAAGCGGGCCGCAAAAAGACAGGCCGCAGGGGGCAGCTAATGTTCGCACCGATATTTGAAAAGGTCGCCGCTGATCCGGCATCGACCGCGCTGCTTGGCACGGCCCAGACGCGGCTGTTCCCTGCCGGTGAAGCGCCGGAAGGCGTGGCGTATCCATACGCAACCTGGACCCAGATCGGCGGCAGCCCCGAGAACTACATCAGCAACCGACCAGATATCGACTCTTGCGCGATTCAGGTCGATGTGTGGGCGAACACATTGGCTAGCGGTAGAAGCGTCGCTACGGCGCTCAGAGACGTCATCGAGACGCACGCCCACATTACGCGATGGGGCGGAGAGTCACGCGACCCCGAAACCGGAAGCTATCGAATCAGCTTCGACGCGGACTGGTACGTCCACCGCTAAACCGAATCACCCCAACAACCCGCCTCCGAGCGGGTTTTTTATTGCCCAAAAACCCGAACTGAGGAAACAAAATGGCCATTCTTACCCAGGGCTCTCAGGTTTACATGCTCGCCCCGACCGAGGCCGACCCGGCTGTATTCGAGGTCGTCGCGATCGCCTGCGCTACCGCTTTCAACCCTGGCGGCTCGCCGGCTGACCAGATCGAAACCACCTGTCTCGAAGAGAACGACCGCTCCTACATGCCAGGCCTGCGCACTCCCGGGCAGGCATCGCTCACCGTGAACTTCGACCCGAGCGAACCGAGCCACGTCCGCATGTTCGAGCTGAGCCAGATGAACCCCTCTCCTACGCTGAAGTGGGCGCTGGGCTGGTCAGACGGCACCGCGGCACCGACCGTTGCTGTCGGCGGTGATGACTTCGAGCTTCCAGCGACCCGCACCTGGTTCACCTTCGAAGGCTACCTGTCTGACGTGCCGTTCGACTTCGCACAGAACAGCGTCGTTTCCAGCGCCGTGACCATTCAGCGCTCCGGTGGAGCCGCACTGATTCCGAAGGCTTAACCATGCAGCTGAGTATTGATTCCCTGAAGCAAGTGGGCGCCTTCACCGGCGCCCCGGTCGAGCGCGAGATCACATGGAAGCAGGGCGGCCAAGAGCTTACTGCGACTGTCTACGTGCGCCCGTTGTCGTACCTCTCGGCCAAGGCCGATCTGGCAGCCCTGACTGGAAAGAGCGATGGCGTAGCTGGGCGCATCGCATCGTGTATTTGTGACGCAGAAGGCAAGCCAGTCTTTACGCCTGAAGACATCACCGGCGAGGCAGACCCCGAGCGCGGGCCGCTTGACGGCAACCTGACGATGGCTCTGATGCTGGTTATCGGCCAGGTAAACGGCCTGGGAAAGACGCCGAGCTGACCGAAGAGGACGAGCTTTGGCATGAACTGGTGATGTGCGGCGTAGGCGGCCGCACTATCGCCGAAGCTCAAGAGCGGATCAGCTACCCGGAGTTCCTGAGATGGGTGAAATACCGCGCTAAGCGTGGCTCGCTCAATCTCGGCCTGCGCGTTGAGCGTGGAGCCGCCCAGCTTTCCGTGCTGTACGCGAACAGAAACCGAAAACAAGGCGCAGAGGCGTACAAGCTGACGGACTTTGCTCCATACCACGATCAGCCGGTGCTGACGCTGGATGATTTGAAGAGTTGGGTTTAGTGCTACATTCCTCCCTTTCAACAGGGAGGAAACCCATGCGTGCAATGTTTGTTATTGTCGCCGCTGCTGTATTGACGGCTTGCGCGCCTAGCAAGCATGCAGCCTACATGGATGCAGCGCGGAAGCAGGCTCAAGATTGCGCATCGTCTGCCCCGCCTGTAGTTCGGAAGCTGACGCCTGACGCCAATGTGCGGATGGAGCTGCGGTCTGCATGTGTGCCTGTGGAGAGAGGCGTAATCGAGGGATTTGCTTACTTTGTCGATCACTCAATCAGGCGAGCGGAGTTTGCAGTTAGTCCTGCAGACATTCCGTGGGTTGTGAAATGCAGCGCAGACTCAATGACCGATCAGCGATACGCCCAAATCACCAAGGGAAACCTTTCCGTGACAAGGACGGCGAAAGGCGATCATGTTAGCGTGATCGGGAAAAGGTTTCCTGGCTCCATTGCTCAGGTTCGCATAGATGACTCCCCTGCTGTTGGTTTTGCAGAAGCGGCAGCGTCAGAAGGTGCCGCTTTTGAGATAGTTAGCGGGCTGATGGCGGGCGGATCCGCGATGACGCGATATATCGAGTGGCCGTCTAAAACATATCGTGACGCTCATTACTCGGCAGCTGGATTTCCGCAGGCATATCGATATGCGGAATCCTGTATCAGATAGATCAGAGTTTTTTTCTAAAACCCGCTTCGGCGGGTTTTTTATTGCCCGGAGAAACTGAATGGCCAGCAAATCACTGGGCACACTGACGATTGACCTTGTCGCTCGAACTGGCGGATTTGTCGCTGGAATGGACAAGGCCGAGCGCAGTTCCGAGAAGTGGCGCCGCCAGGTGGAGAGCAGCGCAAAGGCCGCAGGCGCAGCAATTGGCGCGGCCTCTATTGTCGCTGCTGGCGCGATGGCTGCTTGGGTCAAGAGCAGCATCAACAATGCGGCCGAGATCCAGAACCTTGCCCGCGTCGCCAACTCCTCATCTACCGAGTTTCAGAAGTTCGCGGCGGGCGCGCGCACGGTTGGAATCGAGAACGACAAGCTCGCTGACATCCTCAAGGATGTGAACGACAAGGTGGGCGACTTTCTTGTCACTGGCGGCGGAGAGCTAAAGGAGTTTTTCGAGCAGGTTGCACCGAAGGTAGGGGTAACCGCTGAGCAGTTCCGCAACCTGTCGGGGCCGCAGGCGCTAGGCCTGTACGTCGACACGCTGGAAAAGGCCGGCGCCAATCAGCAGGAAATGACCTTCTTCCTGGAGGCCATCGCCAATGACGCCACGCTGCTGGCACCGCTGCTCCGCAATGGCGGCAAAGAGATGCGCGGCCTTGCGGACGAGGCGCAGAACCTCGGGCTGATTCTGTCCGAGGAAACTATAGCGGGCGCCAAGCAGTTCAACGACGACCTCGATTTGCTTGGTCGTGTGGCTGGCGGCGTAGGCCAGCAGATCGCAGCAGAGCTTTTGCCCGAACTGCTTGACCTGACCAATACGCTACGCGATCCGAAAACGATAGAGGCTGCAAAAGCGCTCGCGTCTGGCGTCGTTTCCGCTTTCACATCCGTGATCAGCGGCGCGGAAAAAATGGTCAGCTTCGTCAAGTGGGCTTCAGAAGAAGTCGCCGTGATGATGGGCGGCATCGGCCTGCACGATATTGAGCGCCTAGAAGAAGAAGCGAGCAGACTCCAAGAGCTGCTGAACAAGATGGAGGGTCGCGGAGAGACCGGGTACGCCATCTATGGGTCAACAAAGGACAGCTACGAGAAGATCAAGTCTCAGCTTGATCAGGCCTATTCCCTTGCGGAGATGGCCAGCAACCTTGGAAAGCCAAGCTCTCCGGCTCCAAGCGTAGACACTCCTGCGCCAGGACTTCGGCTCTCTCCCTCGTCGACTGGGGCGGGAGCGTCCGCATCGTCCAAGGCAGCCGCAGAAGCCGCGCGCGAGGCTGAAAAAGCGCTCCGCGCCCAGCAGGCGGCTATCGATGACGTCAACGCAGCGCAAGAACGAAATAATCAGGAAGCGGCTGCCATCCTCGAATCGCTGATGAGCGAAGAGGAGCAGATCAAGCTGTCCTACGAGCGCCGCCGCCAAGTCATCATGGATGCGACTCTGCTGACCGAGCAGCAGAAGAACGAAGCGCTGCTCGGCTTGGAAGAAGAGCACAACGAAAAGAAGCTAGAGGTAAGCGGGTCATATTGGGAGCGCTATCTAAAGGCTACCGAAGAAAACCTGCAGTCCTTTGACGAGCTGTCTGCCGTGATGCTGGAGAACTTCACCGGACGGTTCGGTGATGCTTTCGAGTCGATGGTTTTCGATGCTGAATCGTTCGGCGACGCAATATCCGGCCTAGCCGAAGGCATGGCGCGCTCTGTAGTCAACGCGCTAGGCCAGATGGCCGCGCAGTGGGTCGCATATCACGCCGTGCAGCTGATGCTTGGCAAGAACAGCGAGGCAACTGCGATTGCTAGCGCAGCCATCACCGGGACAAGCATCGCGGCCGCTTATGCCCCGGCTGCAGCCATGGCCTCCCTTGCATCGTTCGGCGCGAACTCTGCACCGGCAATGGCAGGCATTACGAGCACTGTTGGCCTGTCGCAAACGATGGCGCTTGCAGGTATGGCTCACGACGGCATCGACTCAATCCCAGAAACCGGAACATGGCTTCTGGAGAAGGGCGAGCGAGTCACAACTGCCGAGACAAGCGCAAAGCTCGACAAAACCCTGAGCGATATCCAGTCGGGCGGGCCTGGCGCGCCGATCGTGAACCTCTACGAGAACGCAAGCAAGGCCGGCACAGTTGATAGTCGACAAGAGGACGGGCGTCGCGTAATCGACATCTTCGTGAACGACATCATGGGTAACGGGCGCTCTCAACAGGCGATCAGCCAGAAATTTGGCATTAAGGGGGTTGGTAGATGATTGAGTACCCGCGCGATTATCTGCCGCTCCCTCTGCGCGACGGTTACGCATTTCAGACCGTGAGCCCGATGGCTCGCACTCAGATGCAGAGCGGTCGCGCTAGGCAGCGGCGCAAGTTCACGTCTGTGCCGACGATGGCGTCAGTTGCCTGGATTCTCAGTGACGTCCAGGCGCAGCTGTTCGAAGCGTGGTTTGAAGATTCGCTGAAGTCAGGGTCGGAGTGGTTCGAGTGCCCGCTTAAGACTCCGGAAGGCGGCATCCACAACTACACCGCGCGATTCACTGACATCTACCAAGGGCCGGCGCTGGTCGGCAAAAGCCACTGGCGCTTTACCGCTGAACTTGAGCTGCGGGAGCGTCCGATCCTGGCGCCTGGCTGGGGCAACTTCCCAGGCTTCATTGCGGGGTCAAGCATCTTTGACCTTGCCATGAATCGCGAATGGCCCGAATCGAAATACCAGACATTCATGGGCGCCTTTGACGAAGGCATCAATCAGGAGTGGCCAGAATGACCGTGCTCGAGCAAGTCTATGCCTCGGGCGGCGACGTTATCATTCACACCCTGGAGCTGACCTGTCCCGCTTGGGATGCGCCGATTCTTCTGTGTAAGGGGTTCGAAGATCAGGTGTGCATCACTGAAGACGGCCGGACGCTTACGTTCATAGCATCCGGCATCGACGTGGCGCTGCCGAAGAAGACGAACAGCGGCGCGCAGAACCTCACTTTTGCGATCGACAACGTGACCGGGGAGGCGCAGCAGCAGATCGACGCGGCGCTTGAGGCGCAGGAGCGCGTGACGCTGATGTACCGCACCTACCTGGCCAGCGATCTCTCTGCGCCGGCCGAGCGCCCGCTACGCATGAGCGTGCTGGGTGGCTCGATCGTCGGCACGCAGATCCAGATTCAGGCCGGCTTTTTCGACCTAATCAACGTGGCCTGGCCGCGCGATCTCTACACCACGAAATTCGCCCCGGCGCTCAAATACCTATGACCTGGATCGACCACTACCTGCGCGCGACGTACCAGGACGGCGCACGCGGTCCGGATCGTTACGACTGCTGGGGGCTGGTGCGCGAGGTTCGACACGTCATCTACGGCAAGCGCTTGCTGCCGTCTTGGGGCGATGTCAGGAACACGCAGCCGGCCGAGTTCACCCGGGCGTACCGGGCAGAGGCAGCAACGATGGAGGAGTGCGCGCCGGAAGCTGGGGCAATCGCTGCCTGCTTCCGTGGCTCGCTGTGCCTGCATGTTGCCGTTGTGGTTGACCTCGGTGAGGGACTGCGAGTGCTGGAGATCCGCAACGCCAAAACAAGCGCCAGGCTGCTTCGCCTGACCGATTTCAAGCGCGAATACGCGCGCGTCATCTACTACCGGGACAAGTCATGATCGAGATTTATCCGAGCAAGTTGCCCGGCGCGCCTATCGAAACACACCGCACCCTGCAGCGAATGACGGTCGAGTCATGGCTGCGCGCGAATGTGCCGAGCTATGAGCAGCGCGAGGCGCCGCCGATCAGCGTCGAGATCAACGGTGTTCTGATTTCACCGGATGCCTGGGTGACTGCTGAGTTTTGGCCTGATGATGTCGTAGCGATCCGTGTCGAGCCGAAAGGCGTTGAATCACTGATTGCGGTCGCGACCATCGTTGCCGCGGTCAGCGTGGTCACCGGGCTGTTCATGCCCAAGCTTCCGTCAACGCCGAAGAACAACACGACGCAGGGCGACAAGCTGGCCGAGGCAGCGGCCAAGGGCAACAAAATCCGCATCAACTCGCCTATCCGCGAGATCGCGGGCCGGCGCAAGGTGTACCCGGACTACCTGACACCGCCGCACCGGTACTTCCAGGCCGGCAGCCCGAAGTCGCAGTGGGTCGAGATGCTGCTGTGCATCGGCAAGGGCAAATACCAGATCAACGCCAGCGAGATCCTGGTCGGTGACACGCCTGTCATCTCGCTGGGCGCCGACGCCGAATACGCGATCTATCAGCCTGGCGCTAGCGTTGCGGCTGAGCGTGCGGCCGATTGGTGGCATACCGCGACCGAGGTTGGTTCAACCAGCAGCGGAACGGCCGGCCTCGAGCTGCGTGCGACCTATGCGGTTGATCCAGTATCGACGGCCTCGAGCTACATTTTCAGCGGCGACACCATCACCGTTCCCTCTGGCGCTGGCGCGTTCCCGGACGGCTGGGACGCCGGCATGATCGTGCGCATCGAGCAGTACCTGACGTATACGGTTGGTTCCGACGGAGGATCTCTCGAGGGCAACCTGACCCAGCTCGAGCCGTTCGCTGGGATGGTCATCGAGTTGGCTGGTGATATCGCTGGCACATTCGTGGTTGCCTCTGTAACCACGGCAGGGCCCTCCGACCCTACGCCTGTTTCGATCGCCCTGAACTACGAGAACGGCAGCCCCGTGGTTGGCCTGTCGCCGGGCTCTGCGCGCCTGGCAGTAGGCTACGACGGTATGCGCTACCGCCTGACTGCAGGAAGCACAACCGCCATCAGCGTCGATCGGCTCACTGATACCGGGTCTACAGACACGGCATGGAGTGGATTCACTCCGGTGACAATGAGCGATGCAGAGCTGACGCTCGACGCCAGCACGCAGGAGGGCGACTGGGCCGGCCCGTTTGCCGCATGCCCGGCAGGCGAGACCACGGCTGAGCTTGAGTTCGACTTCATGTTCCCGGGCGGCCTGATCCACATCGGATCGAAGGGGCAGCTGATTGACCGGTCCGTAACGATAGAGATGCAGTACCGCGACATGGCAACCGCAGGTGCATGGACGACCATTCGGAAAACCTACACCGCCAGAACGCTGGACCAGCTCGGCTATACCGAGAAAATATCGATTGGATCTGCTATCAGGCCGGAGGCGCGCGTTCGGCGGATCGGTGCGAAATCGACAAACCCGAACATCCAGGATACGGTTCAGTGGTATGGCCTGCGGTCAAAGCTGCAGCCGCCAACCAGTTATGAGGACGTCACGACGCTGGCCATCCGCGTGCGCGGCGGTCATCGCCTGGCATCGCAGTCTGAGCAGCTGGTGTCGGTCGTGGCCACCCGCGTTCTGCCGGTACGCAACGGTGGAGCGTGGGATGTCGAAACGCCAACTCGCGACATCGCGCCGTGGTTCGCCTACGTCGCGCATTCGATCGGCTACACGGACGACGATATCGATTTCGAGGAGCTGGACCGCCTCGATGCAATCTGGCGCGCGCGTGGGGACACGTTCGACGCTGCGATTGATAGCTCTGGCACGGTGAAGGAGTGGCTCAACGACGCGCTGATGGCTGGCTTCGCCGAGCTAACAGTCGACCGCGGACTGATCCGCCCCGTGCGCGACGAGCCTCGCACGACGTTCGAGCACATGTACACGCCGCAGAATATGACCGAGCAGCTGACGCGCCAGTTCGCGGCGTTCCAGCCTGATGATTTCGACGGCGTAGACGTGGAGTACACGGACGGCATCACCTGGCAGAAAGAGACTGTCGAGTGCCGCCTGCCTGGAGACCTTGGCCGGCGCGTCGAGAAGATCAAGGTCGAGGGGGTGACTGACGAGACGCGCGCCTGGCGCATCGGTATGCGGCGCAGGATGGAGCAACTCTACCGCCGCTGGTCCTATGGCTGGTCGACAGAACTTGACGCGCTCAATTCGCGGTACCTGTCGTACTGCGCTGCGGCAGATGACGTGCCCGGCTATGGCCAGAGCGCGTTGCTGCTGGATTTCGTCTCTGGCAACGGAATGACCATGCTGGAATCGTCTGAGCCGCTGACCTGGGGCGATGGCGAGCACGTCGTGGCCATCAGGCGTCCGGATGGCACGCTATCAGGGCCCTACACAGCAACGCGAGTCGATGACTACAGGATGACCGTGCCTGCCCTTGATTTCGAGCCAGACACCAGCTGGAGCATCGAGCCTCCGCACCTGCTGTTCGGCCCGCTGAATCGCTGGAGCTATCCGGTGCTGATCACCTCTATCAGCCCGAGCGGCGATAGCGGAGCCTCAGTGCAGGCCGTCAACTACGACGCGCGCATCTATCAGTACGACGACGCAACACCCGCCTAACCACTAGCCAACACCACATACCGGACACGGCCCGCAAGGACGCCGTGCGGATTTGCACGCCTGGAGTAAACGCATGACTTTCAATACCGGAAACCCAGTACCAAGCACGGACCCGCGCGACCTGTACGATACTGCAGGTATTGCCGACAAACTCACGAACGGGGCCGATCCATTCGTTGCCGACCGCCTTGGCAAGCTGCGTCAGAGCTGGGCCGGGATGGAAGCTGATCATGCCAATGCACAGGAAGGCCGAGAAACCGCCTTCACCCTAAGCCAGGCGGACAAGGAGAGCCGGTTCCAGGCGTTTCTGGTGTCGTCCGGCTATGTGAGCAAGGGCGATTATGCGTCCGGTGTCGTTCTTGCTGAGCGGAACGAATACGTGGCAGTCGGCGCAGCCACTACCGGCACGTCCCCCGGCCTCTATCGCCCGAACGCATCGGCTACCGTGCCGTTGACGCTGACTGGCACCTGGGCGACCGACAGTACCAGTCTCGTGCTGCTTGGGGATGACGTGCTGCGTCAGGAGCTGGCAGCAGCTAGTGGGGCTGGACTGATCGGCTATTCGGGCGGCGTGACCGTTTCAGAATTTCTAGACGCACTGCAAAGCGCTGCGCCGGGCAAGGGCGCCGACCTAATCGGGTACGGAAGCTCGGACGTTAAGCAGGCGCTGGACGACCTGCAAACAGTACCCGCAAATGAAATATTGTTGGTGCCCAGCCAGTTTGCGACCATCCAAGCAGCGTTAGCTGAAGTCCTCAAAAGACGTTACGATTTCAACATTACTGTTGAAGTCCGACTTGAGGCAGGCTACCAAATACCAGCGGGGATTGATGTTCGGAACTGTGATTTACGCAATGTAAGAATTACGAGCGTCGATGCAACTGTAACCCTTGCTGCCGGGTTTACTGGAGTAACTGTCTCATCCGACAGGTTTGCAGACGGTGCCATTTTCTATGGCGAAAATGCGTACATGCCAGCACTTGCGTGTCTTATCGATGCTGCAGGCGTAGGGGGGCCCGGCTATTGCGTCAATCAGAATTCGACGGGGAAAGTTGCAGGAGCTTGCGGCGTTATGAACGCGGGCAAGTTCGGCCTGTATGTCGCTAATGGCAGCAAGTGTCTCGCAACGAATTCAAAATTCACTGGCGCCAATTGGGGCAATCGCGTAACGACGAACAGCACTCTGTGTGCTCCTCAAATTGATTGCTCTGGCGCTAAACTGCAAAACTACGAGGGGTCCAATGTAGTTGCGGCTATGGACGTTTCGCGTGGCAGTATTGCTTATATAACGGGCACTGTCGACGCTAAAACCAACTTAACCAACTCTGCTGGGCGGGGCCTAGCTGTTCGGCGATCTTTTGTATCAGCCACCCATGTGGATGCTTCCGGTGCAGCGCTTGACGGCATCCGCGCGACCACTGGGGCATGGATCGCCGCCAACGGGTCAAGCGCCAATAATTGCCTTGTTGATAACGTATCCTGCTATGCGAGTTGGATTGACGGTAGCGATGGCTTGGTGGCGACCGGTGCTGGTCGATACGGACTGCTTGTCCAGGACGGCGGTAAGGCGAACTGCCGTGGCGCTAATTTTTCGGGCGCTCTTGGTGGTAGGGGCGTCAGTGTGGTGATGGGTAGTAGCGCTACGATTAATGGCGCAAATTGTCGGCAGACAGCCGGTGTGGACAGCGCCACGGACATATTCGTGTCCGATGGGAGCATTATTCACGCAGCAGGCGCAACGGGCGGGACAAACATTACTGTACTCACTCTTAATGCTGCTGGGTTGATTTTTAAGTGAGCTAGCATTGTCGCATTCAAGCAGCCCCGACTGGCGGGGCTTTTTTACGCCTGGAAGAAAATCATGACCCTCTCTGAAATACGGGAGCGAGCCATAGCGCCCGCTCTCGCGCTGCTGCCTGCGCGGATGTCGAGCCGAGAGGCTGAGATCATGCTGCTGGCTATCGGGCTGCAGGAAAGCCGCTTCGTCCACCGTCGCCAGATGGGCAACGGCCCGGCCCGGTCATTCTGGCAGGGTGAGCTCGGCGGCGGGATGGTGGCTGGCGTTCGCACGCATGAGGCCACCAAAGCCCATGCCGCTGCGCTGTACCGTGCGCGTGGCGTTGCTCCTGACAACCGATCGATCTGGAATGCCATTGAGCATGACGACGTGCTGGCCGCTGGGCTGGCTCGCCTTCTGCTGTGGAGTGATCCCGGCCGGCTTCCGAGCTCGGATGACGTGGAAGGCGGTTGGCGGCTGTACCTGAAGACGTGGCGCCCTGGCGCATACGAACGCGGCACTGCTGAGCAGCGCGCAGAACTTCGCGCCAAGTGGGGACGGAACTTCGCCGCAGCCGTGCGCGAGGTGATGCGATGACCTCCTGGCTGAAGTTCGTGCCCGGCTGGGCCTGGTGGGTGCTGGCTCTGGCTGTTGTGGCCGGCGGGCAGCAGATCCGCGTGCTATCGGCGCAGTCTGTGGCCGCTGAGGCACAGGCCGACCTTGCCAACTACCGCGCCGAAGTCAGCGAGCGCGACCGCCGTGCCGCTATGGCCCTCATTCAAGAAAACCAGCGGCGCCAGGCCGCGACGGAGAAAGCAGATGCAGAGGCACAGGAACAACTGGCTGCCGCGCGTAGCGATGCTGAGCGTGCTGGTAGTGCTCTTGAGCGCCTGCAGCAGCGCCTCGCAGCAGCTGAGCAGCGCAGTCGTGACGCCGGCAATGCCATCACTGCCCAGCTCAGCCAGGCAGCCGAAGGCGCCGCCCGAGTGCGAGCCGACGTGTTCGGCCGGATTGGAGAGGCTGCTCAACTCTATGCTGGAGTCGCCGACGAGCGAGGAATAGCTGGGTCGGCGTGCGAGAAAGCTTATGACGCAGTGAGGGGGAATTGAGATTGCCCGGACGGGCTGAGAGGGGCGTGGGGGAATGATGGGGGATAGATTCCCCCGAATATCGCCTAGCCAGCACAAGGGGGAGCACGGGAACGGCCGTGTAATGAGGCTTTCGGAGGAGGAAGGCTAAGCGGCTAAAGGCACAAAAACGGATTCGAAATCCGTTGTATCCGCAAGGGTACCTAGGGTTCAAATCCCTATCTCTCCGCCATTACATAGTGCCTAAGCCCCTGAAATTCGTAGAGTTTCGGGGGCTTTTGCTTTTCTGGGCTGCGCGGTGGGCTTGCAGGGGCGGTTAGAAGAGGCCGCTGGCCAGATAGGCCGAGACGGCGGCCATCAGCAGGCCCAGCAGCACCAGCAATCCGTCGCGGGTGGTGAGGCCGATGCCGATGAGGCCGATGGCGGCGAAGGGGCCGCTGCTGGCGAAGGGAATCAGTTCCAGCGGCGGCACGGAAGCGGCCAGCACCAGGCAAAGCAGTGCGAGCAGGCGGCTGGCGTTGCGGTTGGTGGCCCAGTGCAGGCGGGGTCTGATCAGCTTGTCCAGCCAGCGGATCACCGGGCGCAGCTTGCACAGGCCGCGCTCGAGCTTGTCGCCGGCGACCTTGCGCCGGGTGAGCAGGTCCGGCAGCCAGAGGTGTTTGCGGCCGAACAGCATTTGCAGCGCGAACAGGGCGACGATCACCGCCAGCAGCGTCGGCAGGCCGGGAATGCCGCCGACCGGGCTGATCTCGACAAGCGCCGGGACGAACAGGAAGGGGCCGAAGCTGCGCTGGCCGACCTCGTCCTGAATGTCGGCAACCGATACCTGCTCGCGCTCGCGGCCGAGCCGGATCAGGCCCTCGACGAGGCCCTGCAGCTCTTCGTGCGGTTGATCGGCCATGATCAGGTCCGCTCCGGGACTCAGGCGCTGCCGGGGTATTGCGCGTCGCGCAGCAGGCCGGCCAGGTGCAGGGCGTTGCGCGCCATGCTGCGGGTGGTCTGCTGCACCTTGTCCGGCGTCTGCGGCAGATCCTTGAAATCCTGGCCCTGCATGGCTTCGCCGACCCAGTAGGTCACCGCGTTCGGCGCCAGGCTGAAGCCCAGATCATTGAGGCCCTGGAAGATCTGGGCCGAGACGTGGTGTGCGCCGTCCTCGTTACCGACGACCGCGGCGCAGGCGACCTTGCCGAAAGAGGGCATGCGCCCGGCGTCGTCAGTCTCGCCGAGAAAGGCATCGAGCCGCTCCATTACCCGCTGGCAGATGCTCGAGGGATGGCCGAGCCAGATCGGCGTGCCGAGGATGAACACATCGGCGGCGAGAATGCGGCGGCGCAGTTCCGGCCAGTCGTCGCCGGCGCCTTCGTCGGAAGTCACGCCGGGCTTGATGTTGAAGTCGGCCGCGCGCAACAGCTCGCCGTAGGCACCGAGGTCGGCGAAGGCGCCGAGCGTCTGGCGCAGCAGCAATTCGCAGGAAGAGTCGGCGGGCGAAGGTTTGAGCGTGCAGTTGAGGGCAAAGACCGAAAGCGTCATGGGCGGCTCCTGGCTGTGAGGTTGCGAGGGCGTTCCTTCTAGGGACACCCCGTTGCCACTGCCCGCTC